TTGCATCTGAGTTCATTTTACATGTGCCATTGCTATCTCCTCCAAAACATGTTGCTGAAGTATCTTCTACTACTGTTAAGGTATCGGCACTCTCTACTTCGGTCCAGCCATTACTTGAAGGTGTACCACTATCAAAATCTCCATTATCAAGATAATTATATATTAATCTATCATATGCGGCTGATGTAGTTGATAGGAATACAGGCTTTTCTCCATCTGAAAACAAACCTAAATCAACTTCATCATTGTATAGATACACCCAAGGAACTTGGTCAAATATTGTTGAAGTTCCATTATCAGCTACAGCTCCATTAGATACATGGCCATGCCATTTTCTTGTTGCTGCGATATCAAAAGAAAACGTGTAATTAACACCAGATTTAAGTGTTAATGGAGAAGAGTTGCTTCCTCCTCTATATTGTATCCATCCTAATGGTTTACTATTTCTTGAAGATATTGTTCCTGTTTTTGATATTAAATAATATCCCGTACCAAGCGTATCGTTACCAGATATCCCTGAAGGAAAGTTTGCTGTAGTTCCATCTGTTATCCAATCGATATCAGGAGCACTTGTGCTAAATCCAAAGCTTCCATCACCACTATGGTCTGGCCCCCATTTAAATATAATATACTTAGAGTCTGTTCCTAAACCAGTTGCAAATGCTTCATGACTTAAAGTTCTGCTAGATTGAGCGTAATCTGTAATTTGTCTTGTTTGGCCAACTCCAGTGCCCTCGTATATAAATAAGCTCATTGTATTATAATAATCATCAGTTGAACTTACTGTGTCTGTGGCCTCTAATACAAAAGAAGTGGAATTAGTCACACTTGAAACAGTTCCTCTTTCAATACCCGCATTAAAATCAGAATCAAGATAATTAAAAGTATAATCGGTTGCAAAACTAAACAACCCATGACCAGTTTCTTGATTTGCGTTGCTATGAGAGGCTAGGGTAGATATACTTTTTTTCCCTCCGCCTGTATATCTTACAATACCAGTTTTATCTAAAGCGGCGTTCCAATTTTGGGCAAATTCAGTATCTTGAATATCTCTAGCATCTGATAATGAATTTACACCACCTTTAAAATCTGTTATTTTTAATACTTGTTTAGGCATCGTTTAATGCTTTTTTAACTTCATTCCATATCTTGTCATCTAAGTCATTTTCACTTCTTCCAACGACCCAGTCACCTAATTTTAATAAAATAGCTATTAAAACTTTTTGACTTAATAACCTTGTTGCTACGGCTGTTAATATTGCACTCATACTTTCTCCTATTTTTTATTATCATTTTGATACATCATATATCCTAAAGCAAATGTAGTCATAAAACCCGCCATAAAATAAATCAAGTCTCTTATTAGGCTCATTAAATCAAACTCTAATAAAAGACTCTCCATCAGAGTAGTACTCCGACCAATGTAATTGCGACTCCCAATATTGAAAACAATGTCGCTCCTATAGCTTTTAATTTTGCTATATTATTTTCAGCTTTGTTTAAACGTCCATTAACTTTTTCTAAATGTTCAAAATTAGCATCAACTTTTTCTTTTATATACATAAGATGGGTCATAACCCCATCTCTATAATCATTAATATCTTTTGTTTTCATTCCTCTCCTGCATACGAAGGAACTTGTCCTTCAATCCATTTCCGCTCAAAGCTGCTATAACTTCCACCAATGTTTTAAAACTGTTTTCAATTCCTTTTTGCTCTAACTGTTGCTTCTTGGAATTGTCAATTAACTTTACAATTATAGATTCCACACGAGTAAAAGATTCTCTTAATTCTTTCTGTAATTCATCTTGAATAAACTTATTTTGTTTTTGAATAAAAAACCAAAAAGCACAAGCTACAACAAGAGGTATTCCGTATCTTTCTAATATTGCTAACCAATCCATAATCTACTCCATAAAAATAATCCAAGCATTACAAGCTTATCTAATAGCCATAAAAATACTATAAGAGCATTTGTTTTCATTTTTAACTCGCTATTATTACTTCTAAATCACATGCACCCGTGTCAGCTGTCGCCTCCATACTTACTATATCTGCATTAACGGCTCCTGCGTCTGCTGCATCTGCCGCGCTAAATGCAGTTTTGTGTCCCCAAATCATGAAACTATCACCTGCCGCTAATTTTAAAGCAACTTCATCAGAGTTAGCATCAGTTATTCTCAAGGTCACAAAATTAGTACTATCGTGATTTGATACTCTTACATATTTAATTAAATCTTCATCGAAAGTACTTCCAGCCACATTTGATGCATGAGTAGTATATAAAGTAATTTCAGATGTAGGGCATGAAATAACTCTTTTAAATATATCATTTACAGTTATTGTTTGCGCTATAGATGTAGCCGTATCCATTACAGTTGTTCCAACATCAAGGGATTCGGTTATAGTTATAGTCATTGTTCCTGTGGCTATTGCCATTTATTTCTCCTTATTTACCATCTATTAATTCACCCCATAAAGAGGTTTTACCATTTATTATTTCTACAACTTCAACTTTATAGTCTCCGTTCTTATAAAAATCAATTATTGCGAATGCGTGATTCCAATTAGTTAGCCTTCCACTAAGCCAATCTTCATCAGCTTCTATATCTTTTAAACAACCCAAACTCCAAGCACTTATAGTACCTCCTGCGGTTGTTTTGGTAAATCTTTGTAAATCATGTGTATGTCCGTACATTATACTTTCTCCATACATATCCAAGTGTTTAAAAGCATGATATTTAGGAACATATTTTCCGTGTGTGAAGTTAAGCTTTCCAATCTTTAATAACTTTTTTCTATTGTAGGGATGATATTCATATCCTCTTTCTTTAATTTTTAAAGCATTTTCAGTTTTGTATTGCTCTAAATACGGATATCTTATTACAAACTTATCGAGCCATACTTCGTGATTACCTTGAACAAAATGTCTTTCTTTGCATTCAGCTTTATTAAGAGATTTGTCTATCATATCCATTCCCTTATTAACATCCTTAACATCTTTATTTAATAAAGGAATTAAATCCTCCATAGGTTTAGCACTTCTACCTTTCCAATAATGAGAACTAAAATGCTCCCATTCTCCAGTATCTCCTAAATCAATATATATATCGGGCTTTACGATTTCAATAGCTTTGCAAACTATCTTTATTGCCTTTTTATCGTGGATTGGGAAATGTTTATCTGGTGTAACAATTGCTCTTCTAATAGCACTTTTTTGTCTATTACTCATATTTACCTCTATTTCAAAAAACTATTTTTTATCTTTTTTTTCTTTAAGCACCTTTTCACATAATTCGATTTTACCTTGAATTTTCATAAATAGGTCTTTAACTTGCTCGAGTTGTTGTTTATATGACTCAAGCTCTTTTTTAAAATCCATATAACCCCTTTCTTTTATAATCTAGGTATTGATAATGCCCTTATACCAGATTTTCTTAATGGATAATTTTTTATTGTTTTATCGTACATATTCCTAAAATATTGTGCTTTTTCCAAATCTCCAACATCTTCATATATTCTTGCTTTAATATAACACAAAACAGCTGGATGTAATCCTGAATCTAATCCTGCTGTTGTTTTTAAATCTTCTGTTTGTGCGTCGATTGTTGCATATTTAGAGGTATATGTAATTCTTATTCCAGCTGATACATCACTCCCTTGATATGAATCATATTTTTCTTGAGTTCTTTCCCCTGAAGAAGCTGAGGTGTCTTCACATATTACAGCTAATCTATCATCGTCATTATACCATGCGAAATAACTATTTGGATATGTTCTTTTTTCTGTTGCCATACTATTCTCCTAAGTTAACGAATCATCACCTGCATCAGTATCAGACCAAGATGTAGCCGTGTCATCGGTATCTCCTCTTAGTATTTTATGGGGGTCTGCAAGTTTAGGTATCATTACATATCTATCATTTGTATCTTTAATTTCAACTCTTTTTATATCAATAACATCATCTGACAATGTATACCATCTATCGTAACCTATAAGATTTGTTGTTTTAGATACCGTTCTATTTCTTTTATTTGAGGCAATATCATCTAATGCATCGTTAATTAGTCGAAACATATATTGCTCCGATTGTCTCCCAAACATTTGTTCAATTTGTTCTATAATATGTTTAGCTGTCATTATCTAGCTCCTTGTTGAGGTTGTTGTTGAGATATATTGCCAGATACTAGTCCTTGAACTCCTTCTTGATATTGTGCTTTTAATGATGAAATTATAGGGATATATAATTCTGCATCTTCTTCAAAATTTAACTTATATTCAGCCGCAGTTATTGCAGCTCTCAATACAACTAAATACTCAGCTTCATCTGGAAAATTTGCAATAACTGTTTTTTGAGATACGTCATAAGTCTCAGTATCTCCTGCTGTAAATACAGGATAATCAATTGTAGTTACTTTTGTTACTGCTAACGATGAAGTAGGTAAAATGCTTTAAATGCCATAGTATGAGGTATTTGTCTACATATAAATACAGTATCATCAGTTGTAAACGATGCTGACGCATCTCTTGTTCTTATAACACTCATAACTTTATTTTCTGTCTCAACCCCTGTTCCATTAGTATAATTAGCACTTGCTGAAGTTATTTTCCCACATCTTTCAAGTAATTGTGGAGGAAAAAGGTTTATAACCTCTCTTGCTGCATCAGTCATCCATTGAGCTACAGATTCATCAAAATCATCACCAGTTTCAGTATCATCTGTCGAATCAGCGTCAAATCCAGTTAATGCATGTATTCTTGCTGCAAAATCTAAAGCCATTAT